TAAGATCCAGAAGATGTACAATGACTCTTGGAGCACGAGTGCTAGTGATCCTACTAAGAAGGTCTTCGATGCCGCTAAGCTAATGGACACTTGGAATGATCCTAAATTCAAGGACTCTAAGGACCTCTTATTCTCCCAGAAACTCCAAGGAGAGTACGATCAACTCTTTAAGCAAATAGCCGCCACACAGGGTAAACAGCAAATGAGTAACGCTAGACTCTGGGCACTTAAAGCGGGTATCTCAGTTATGCCTGGTCTGGCTCTCGGGCATATTAGCGGCCTTCCGAGTACAGGAGCAACTGCCGCTGTGGGCCTTGGAATGGGAGTGATAGGGAAGCTAATGACTATGAAGGGAATGTCTCGTGCTCTGATAGCTGCCGCTTCAGGTGCTCCTCTAGGAATGAGTACCGAGGCATTCGCTAGAGCAGTGGCTAAAGCGGCAGCAGGCGGCGGAGTGATGACTCTAATAGGCTCCGATGGTAAGGAGACTAGGGGAGAGGTTGACGCTGATGGACAATTTGTACAAAAGTAAGAATCACACTAGTTTCTCTAATTCCTCTCTTAGCTCGCGGAGACGAGTGTGCTCAGATTGTCTCCATAGGAATCTATCGTGTTGTATTCCTCGCTCAAGTTCCGCAATCTGCCCCAGCTTGTAGCCGATCTGCTGGGCGCGGAGAAGTTCATAGGCTAGGGCATTATCTTTGGCTATTGGATGAACATTGGCAATGTCGGTCTTGGCGATTAGCTCCAGCGCCGTTTCTTCGGTGAGTAGTTCTATCATTTCCCGCCCTCCTTCTCCTTCGCGGCTTGCTCCAAACGCAGACAGTATAAAAATTCTGCATACGTATAATGCTTGGCAAATCCGCAACTACACCACAACCGAATTTGGCTCATCCAGCCTGCTCCGTCTCTGCGAGGAACCTTTCCGTTCGTGCTACCCAATCCTTATCGCATTCATCCTCTGTAACTGTCAGTACATCAAATGCAGTTTGCAATAGCTCCTTGGCCTCCCGCACCTGCCCGGCTAGCTTGTTGCGATCCCTCACCTGAGCAATAAGGCGGTTATATAATTCATTAACTTCTTCGGCTAACTTGTCGCGCTCGGTCTCGTGATTCACGGCTAGTTCACCAATGATGGCCATTAGCCGATTAATCTCCACCTGCTGATCCAACACCCGCTGCGTCATCGCGGGTAGGTCGATGCGGGCTTTATCTGCGAACTTATGATTTTGCCCGACTGTCCAATCAGCAAAGCTATATTCAGGATTAGCTGCATTTTTGGCGGGCAAGTCAGCATTCCACTTGCAATACTCTAGAATCTCCTTTGGTGTTCTCGAATTAGTGTCACTCATAATCCTCCACCCCCGATAATAGTTTCTCAGCTTGAGTAGCTTTCCAGCAAGCTAGATCAATGTAATAATATTCCCAGTCAATGAATCGACTACTCGTTGGCCGCTTTGGTCTAGGTGCGTTTGCCTCTGCTTGTGTTAGCTTAAAATTACTCATAATCCTCTCCTTCATCTCTTAGTCGTATCAGAATTCCATCCAGAGTATCGTTCATCCCCTTGATTTTTCCTCTCATGTAACCTATCCAGAAGGCCAGCGCGGCAAGGAAGAGGCTCACACTTAGGTACCAGATAGCGACGATCACTCTACTCCACCTTTCATAAAAGTGAGACAGTAATCAGTTAGCTGAAAAGCCATTTCGTTGTTCCTAATAATCGTCTTAATATGCCCGCCCAGCTCCAGAGTCAAGACGGCTTCATCCATCACCTTACTATCGAAGTCCTTCCAGTGTGACCTTAGTATTTCCTTCCGCGTAAGCGTATGCTCCTGATGATTAGCCGCTAGGAGATCATTGATAATTATCCCTCCCGCCTCTGCTATCGTACTCTTTCCGCTTGCGAAAATAAACGTATTATAGTTGGGCACAAGAGTCATTCCTTCGTTGATCGCTTCTTCCATGTGAGTCTTCTTAACGCTTACAGTCAGGTCATTAGCCGCCATGATAAAGGCGAGCTTCAGGACTCCAGTATGCAAGCGGCCTACGATTCCGGACCTGTCTGCTCTATCCTTATAAGAGGCGCGGAAGGGCTTATACCAGCTATCGTACTCTTTCTTAGCTTCTTCCTCAACTATGAAAGCTCCCCGCAAATCACTCACCTGAGAGAGCAAGGTTGCCAGCGCGGCAAAACTAGCTGATTTATCCTCGATATCGAAGAGAGAATTAGAGGGCCGAAACTCATTAGGAACTATTAGGAAAGTTCTGCCGAGTAATCCGCCAGAGACCGCGGCTTTATCGTATAGCTGTTTCAGTAGATCCTCGTTAGAGGCCGCTATAAGGCTAAATACCATGTTACTGATCTGAGTCTTAGCCCGCGTCCTCAGGAGTTCGGTGTATCTTTCCTTATAGTCATACATATTCGTAAGGGTGGCAACCGCTTGGGGATCAGCGACAAGCGCAGCTGATAATTCCTCTGCAAAAAATACTGACGCTCCTCCTTTGTTAACCTTCCCCGTGATTGGATCTGTTTCGTTAGTAGCCATAGTGTCAAGAATCCCCTGAATAGAGGCTTTTCCACTGATGATCTTTGTGTTTCCGACCTTAGTAACGAGCTTTTCACAGAATCTTACCGGACGCCCTTTCCGCTGAACCGCACTGTCGGCAAGGAGGAGTATATACATATTAGCGAATAGCATGTCGTCTCCTTGCTTAAGATAGCAGTTATCCCGCAAGACCGCCGATATAGCTCCAAAGGCAGACCACTTCCAGAATGAGTTGGGAGATTCATATAGTTTCGTATGCTCTAAGAGTGCTTGAATAAAGTTCACTATTCGTTCTTTCTAGTTGCCGATCCCGCCGTGTTGTCGAAGTGAAACTTCTTATTCTGAGGCGCTTGACTCTCCAGGAAGGCATAATTAGCAATGTTTATTAGCTGCTCGGCGTTGCCGCTACGGGTGTAGGCACTTAGCTCGGCCCTTAGCCTTGCTAAGTAGTTTTGTGATGAATTTACGTCTCCGTATCTCAGTTGCCCGACTATTAAGCGATTCAACATAAGTTGCATGAAGTCCTTTATCGGGGCCGGATTCCTCTTTACCTTGTTGCTCCACCAAAGTATTATCTCCATTATATCTCCTCCTGAATTGCCAGTCAAGTTTCCTACAGTGGTCACAGCGGCTACACTCGCACTTACGCTCTTTAGGCATTAGAGCTTAATCTCTACCAGATCGTTCCAGTTATCCCCGGCGCTCGCTTCACAAGGAATAACTAAAGAGTAATCTCTTGGAAGAGACCCTTTACGGAAATCTATAGGTTTTTCAATACTTGTCTTGTAAATCTCTATGTACTCCATTACTCTCTCGACAGGCACTTCTGCAAGAACTCCATCATGAGCTTCTGTTAGGAGTCTCGCTTCAGGAAATCTATCCATCGTCTCCAGAAGCGAAAACTTGGTCTGATCGGATACAATGGCCTGGGGGAGAAATGAGAATCCCTCATTATACGTCGAACGTGTGACGCGATCAAAGAAATCCCGGCGCCTGCCGTTAGGAGCAATAAGGGAGTGAGTACTGTCAATAGATCTAATGATATCACGATGAAAGACCTCTCTGATCTCCGGTTGATACTTATGGAATACGTCTAGGAGCCGCTTTCCTTCGGAGAGGGAGAGGCCCCAGAGGAATTTGGTTACTAGGCCTTCTGCTGTTATGTTACGCTCCCCTGAGTGGCGGACTTGTTTAGCAACATGATAGCGGTCTATTCCGTCTACTAGGACGTTCTTCTTAACCTCTTCAGGAGGGCATCCATAAGCCCAGGAGCCTGTTAGCCTGTGGATACCAATAGGACCATCGAATATCGCTAGGATATTAAAGTTACCGGCTAGTACCGCGTCTACTCTGGCTTCAGCCTGAGATAGATCATTCTCTACGAATCTATATCCCCGAGATGGCACAAACATAGACCTAATATCCCGCCCGTAGGTCATCCCGTCAATCGAGAATCCATGCTTTCCTATTGTCTGGAGAGAATAGCCCAGGCGGAGGATTCCTGTCTTTCCCTTATCAGTTAGAGTTAGGAGTTCATCTAGGGATTTACCTCCAGTAGTCCTGCCTGTCTCCGCACCGCCTATCTTAAACTCACACCTGAAGCGGTGGTCCGGATACTGAGGAAGTTCGAGGATTTCTATAACCTTGTGGAGTTTCCGACAGGCGATGATTTCATCAATTATCAGAGGTCCGGTGCTCGGTGCGGCAGTCGCTTCACTAAGGAGGCGGAGGAGCATTAAGGAATCTTCGCTAGTATCATTTGCTCCGCGTAGAGTCTTATACTTCAACTCCTTAAAGATTAGGTTATCCATAGCGAGACTTGACAGTGGGTTATACTCTCTGCTCGCTAGGCTATTCAGCTTGAGGTTATGAATCCTAAAGAGTGAGGAGTATTTAGCATGGAGCCGCTCTCTCTCCTCCTGATCTATCCTAATTCCGTTCTCTTCCATCTGCTTGTATAGCGGCAGGATACTTATGGTCTTTTTATATACCTCGTCTACTCCCTGCTCTAAGAGTTCCACTTTCTGCTTAGTATAGATCTGATGACAGGCAAGAGAGTCCTTAGCATTATAGAGATAGAACTGATCCTTCTTAATCCGGGCCGGATCGAATTCCTTGCCCTCATCCTTGAAGTAAGGGAGGTCAGTATAGATCGAAGTTAGGAATCCTAGCTACTTTGAAGTTCCATCGCTCTAGGATCTTCCAGTCGAACTTAATATTCTGATTGACCTTAGGTATCGGACTAGCCAGGAGCTTAGCCACTTGTCCTAGCATCAGGACTCGCATATCAACGTCGATACTCTTATCTAGTAAGGGGACACAAACCGACTCGCGGCCATCAAAGCAAAAGGATATACAAGTAGGCAGGCCCTTAAATGTCTCAATGTCGAATACCATGAACTCAGACTTCCCATAGTGCCGCTCGACGAAGTTCCTGAAGGCGCTTGAACTCCTACATATCCATACATTGAATAGGGATTCAGGTACAGGATTCGGCCCCAGATTCCTGGAGATCTTACCGAAGTCGATCCTAGTTATATACCTCTGCTTATAATCAGAGTACAGGTAAGGATATGGTCCCAGGATCGGCAGGACCTTATACTCTCGATTCAGGATTCCATAGGTAGTTGGATTAGAGGGGAGGACAGAGCCGCGGAACTTCCTTATGCCTGTCATGTTGGTGAGGAAATTAAAGGCTAACTCTCCTAAGGGGATAAGCAGGTTAGCTCCCAGGGCCTTAATCTCTTCGAGTAAAATGGGAGCGTATTGAGTTACCTTAGCCTCATTAGCGGCAAGGTATGCGGAAGACCAGTCCTCAGCCTTAGTAACTTCCTCTTTAACTAGAGCCGTTCTCCAGAAGCTATTCAGGCTTAGATTGTTTTCCTCTGAGAACTGAGAAAGCAGGCTCTCCTGATAGCCCGAAAGGGCATAGTTAGTCTTTATGTCCTCGCCCTGCCCTCCATCAGCAATAAGAATTGCTATCGGACTCGATGATCCTCTGCCCTGAAGCACTAGTTTTCCTTCTTAACGCGAGCAATAAAAGGAGCCTTAACCAGAGATTTCCCTTGATCCAGGATGTCTGCTATAATCTCCAGCGAAGCTGGAAGTTTCTCTCTCCCCGGCGGAATATAGATCCCCTGAATAATTCTCAGGTGGCTAAGTATCGCCAAGAGGTCATCCTCCGTGGAATCCTTGTCTATGTCTAAGTATACTTGACAAATCATAGTGTCTCCTTATAGGACCCTGGAACCATTGGAGGAGTTGAGAGGTGATGAGGCTCTCGAACGTCGCGGATGACTCCAAGATCCTATAAGAAGAGGGAATCGGAACTAACCTCTGACGATCTTATTGGCTCGTGCTGAGAATAAGACAGCCTAACAAGGAATCAATTTTACAGTTCCGGTTCCCACTTAAGAGGAGGGGACTCCCCCGATCAAGAATGAATCCCCTCCGATTACTCCTAGGTTCATAACTCCTAAGAGCAAACTTAAAGCTCTCTCCTGAAGATCTTATGCTTAAGAGAGAGAATATAACTCTTTAAGGATTCCCCTAATAGCCTAAAAGGGAACCGCAACTCCTGCCGCTTTGCCCTTGGGGAGATAACCGCCGGCCTTGTTATTCCACTGGCCCTCGTATTGTTCCCTGATTACTTTCAGGTCGAGTTCTTTCCCCAGGATCTCATCAGTATCGAGGTTGAACTCAGCCGGATTATCTACAATAGTGCTAGTATCCGATCCCTTGCAAGCGGCCACCAGAGGAATCATCTTGCCCATCGCCTTAGAGTTAAAGTACTCCTCGATGATCTTCCCCGGTGCGGGGGACTTATCCCCAAGCGTATAGCGGACGATGAAGTTGTGACTATCGCCCTTGGTTGATACTATAGGCCCTTGGATCTCAGTAACTTTAGCAGGATACCAGCCCTCATCAATAAGCTTTGAGCGAAGGATATCGGCTGTTGTGAATTTAATGATTGGCACTTTGTTTTTGTCTCTCTTTCTTTTGGTTTCTCTGTTGTCTTAAGGAGTACTAACTTCAGAGCTTGGTTTGTCGATCCTGGTAGCAGGGGATCGTAGGGAAACTTGAGGGGTCTATTCAATGACATAGATACTTCCTAAGTATTCAACTGATGTAATTATGTCTTGGCTCTCCGCTGGAGGTAGTTTAGAGATTGCTTCTCTAGCTGAAGCGGCCCTGACTATATAGATCATATTATAGTCCAGATCCGTGTAGACATTATAGCCTTCAGACCTGATCGGCTTATAGCGAGGAATTGTGATCCTATAGTAAACTCCGCTCACGGTTTCACCAAAGCGGCCTCGACTTCAGGCGGATTAACCTTAGCCATAATTCCCTTATAGAAATCCCGCTTAGTTATATCAACTACGCCATTAGGCAGGTCCTTAAAGGTGGTCCTGGCGATGTCGGAGCGAAATTGACAAGTATAGTGTTCAAACTGATTCACCATTGATTTATCGAACTTGAAGATATGATCGAAATAGACCTGTACGTTCTCGCTAATCTTATCTCTCAGAGAGATTTTCTCTCCCACGACAACGCGCTCCGAGTAGTCATCATTCGGATCAGCCTTACCGTAGCGATCTATTACGTGGGCCATGACGATTATGTTTGGAATAGGAAGGGAGCGCAAGAAGCTCATAACTTGATAGGTCCCGTTAGCCTCAAAGCCATAGTCCTCAGGTCCAGGCATGTTCAGGACTCCTAGCTTCTTGCCCTTAAATTTGTTATCCTTTCCCATTCCATGAGTTAGCGGCATCGCATCCATGATGAAATCGAATGTCATCCCTGTTAGACTGGCAACGATTACTGTCTTATATGGGCACTGTCCTGTCTGGCACTGAGCTAATAGGCCGGCTAGATCATCATTCAGCTTCTGGAATACCGGCAGGGGGTTGTTACCAGCGGCGCGAGGAGGATAATAGTCGTAATTGATATCCTTCCTGTCTATCCAGTCCGCTCCGAGGATGCCTCTTATTCTCCCGTCAAAGTCAAAGTACTTGATCGGATGAGGAAATGAGCAAGCTGCTGTTTTCTTCCCGGACCCGCTCTTTCCTACAAATAGGCCTACAAAGCGGCCTTCTGGTGTTAGATTCTCAGCCGATGGCATTAGTTCTTGCCTCCTAGTTGTCGATTTAGTTTAGTTACCTGATAGAAATATGCAGGTTCATCCTCAGGGATTAGTTTTACGCAGGATTTAATTTCCTCAGGAGTTGCCGCTCGGTTGATCTTGACTGTCTCGATTCCCTCCACAGTACAGAAATCCATTATTTCTCCGATCTCCAGAGGAGTGTTCGATCCGATAATCATGAGTTCTCCTTCGGAGGCTTGCCTAGTGCTTCCCTTTAGAATTGAAGTTGCTCCTTCGTTAATAATTGACTGAAGTTCAATGGCGTCGGCTATATCATTAACCTCTTCAGCCGTCAGGTCTTTCCTGAGCCAAGTAGTCTGCCCGCCTAGCTCCCTGTAGAGAATAGCGTCTTCAGTGGAGCTAACATCAGTGAGAGCCACCGGGTTAGTCTCCATTAAAGCTACCCATACAGCATGACCCAGCGCGGCAGCTCCTCTTGAAGAGTATTCCTCTACGATAATAAGCCTGCCCTCCTTGTATAGTTCGTGGCTTATGGCTGTCTCGAAGGGAAGGGGGCTGTCATTAATACTAGCTGTCGAGATATAGCCCCAAGCCTCTTCGGTACGAGCAACAAGTCGATCCTCATAGGGATCAGCGTCTAGAAACTTAAAGTCAAGCATATTTTCTCCTCGCGCTCTCGCGCCTTTAGTTATTATCACTCAACCAATCCCTCAGGTCGGGATCAGTAGGCTTTTCTGCTGACTTAGGCTCAGGAGCAGGCGGTTCAGTCAGGGTCCTAAGTGATTCAACAAGCGCCTTAGCCTTCTTATAGCTCCTAGCCTCAGCCGTATTCGAGCATTCAAGACAAAGCGGCGAGCGTCTTTGCATTGCCGAGGGAGTCATAACTATTTCCTTGTCGCACTTGTTGCATATACTTGCTTTCCCCTGAACTAGCTCCCTTCGGCAAGTATGGGTGCAATAAGGATCGTTACACTTCCACAGGTCTTTGTTTATCCTTCTATACGTATGAACATGGTTAATAGCTGGCATAAGTTATTCTCCGTGTATAAGCGCCTTAGCCCTTCCGCGCTCAGGCGCGCTCTCCCCCTAAGACCGCTCTAACCTTATCCGTAATATGTCGGAATCTCTTAGGCTTATCAGGATTACTCTTCCTGTTCTTAGCCGTCCGCCCCGGTCTTATTCCGAATCGGCTTGATGGCGGAACCCTCTGGAGTTCATAAGTCCCAGGAGAGAATCCGCTGCCGCGGTCAAAAGAGACTACCTCCCTGCTTACACTCTCAGGGACCTTGAACCGACGAGCAATAGTTCCCTTAACTAAATAACTCGTCGATCGAGAGATAATTACTCCGTCCAGATGGAACTTCCTCTTACAGGCCACCGCCATCGCGCAACTCTTATGATTCTTCAGGTCTGACTTAGCGGCATCACTTGCGGTTACTTCGATGGTCGCATTCTTTGTTGCATCGACTACTCTCTTTACTTTCGGAAAGAACTTCTTAACTGTGTATAGTGCTGTTGCCATGTTTTTAGTCTCCTTAGGGATAAGATACAAATGTTGATTTAGTTTCTGGTTCCTTCTTCTTAGTCCGTCCGAGCTTAGCCTTCTGTCCCTCGCGTATCCTCTTGAGCTTAATTAAGACTTCCTGCTCATCAAGAGATAGGTCCTCCATCTCGCTTAATAGAGAGATAAGCGTTTCGATTTCAGTGTGAGTCAGTTTGATGAATTCCATAGTATCTCCTTACCAGGGCTTCCATTCTTCCTTGATCTGATAGAGCATCTTCTTCTGATTCTCCCGCACATAGGGATTCAGTTCCTCGCAAAGCGGAGTGAACTCGCAGGGATAGTTAAAGCGGCCTGAGCAAGCGGACCAGTGCTGAGGGAAGGAATCTGTTTCTATGCTCTTTGCTATGCTCGTGTAGATAGCTATTAGCTCCTTCTTCCACCAGTCTAGCTTAGGCTTAGTGAAGCTCAGCGTACTCCTCACGAATGTGTCTTTAGTCACTTCCTTAGCAAACCTGATATAGTTCACAAAGCCTAGAGTCATTCCAGTTGCGAGAGCATAGTTCCTGAACTGAATAGACTCGTGATAGAGGTTCTTCTTCCGCATCTGGAACTTATGATCGCACCAGGTAGGCTGGCCTCCTAGCTGGCCTATTAGGTCAACGCGGCCCTCTAGGATAAAGATCCAGGAATGATCCTCGTATAGCTTAGTGGAGAATCCTACTTCTACTGAATCAGGGGAGTCTGCCGCTATGTCGTTATTGACATAAGTATACGTGTATAGGTCAAAGGATTTCCTGACTGTTTCCCTGTCGATAGCGCCGAGAGGAAAGCTTTCCTCAGGAGTATAAGAGAGAGCAAGGTCTTTTGCTTCTCCCCAAGAGGAGCCAAGAGCGCGGGCCTTATAATAAAGCTCAAGCATCTTATGTCCCAGAGTCCCCATAACCATAGCAGTACGGGTCTCAGCCTCAGCCCGCTCTAAATTGTCCACATATCCGAGTTTCCAGGCAGTAGGACAGTTAATATAAGCGTCGATCTGAGTTGAATCGAGAATCAGGGCCTTTTTACCGTGTAGGGATTCCCGCGCCCCTCGATCAGGTAGCCTCTTAGCGGCCAGGAGTCTAGTGTCGAGTGTAGTTAATTCTTCGAGCAGTGTCATTATAGCTTCCCCATCCTTTCCAGTTCCTCAAGTTTAGCTATCTCATAGCCTAGCTTCAGGCAAATAGCCGAGTGACTTACCAGGAAGCTCACGATTGATCCCTTGGTCTGTATACATAGGAGCATTGTCATGAGTGTAGTAAGCATCAGGTCACTCTGCTGTATCCATTTAGTAGCTTCTTCTAGTTCATCGAGTGAGTCCTGACTCCTAGCGGCCCAGACTCTTTCTAAGTTCTCTAGTGTTATTGGCATAGGTTTCCTTTAGTCGTTTAGTCTTCTTTCCTTCAGGCGTTAGCCGCTTCGCGGATAAAGCCTCTTCTTCCTTAAATGCTCCATATAGAGATTCATCAGAGCATACCTTTGAGTCAAGATTCCACTTTGCATCTTAGCCTCACTAAAGCAGGCTAATAGTGTACTCGATCTATCCTGATGAACGTGCGAGCAGACCGGACATCTTAGGAGGAGGGCGTCCTGGATCTTTTCTCCCTCCACGGAGCTAAAAAATTGAAGTACCTGATTCTCTCCGGGGCATAGAACTTAAAGTATAGAGTCTCCGGACAGGCCTTACAGGTAATTACGTTATCATCCTCGATTTCAGCATCGGGTGAGAGACAGTCGGGACAGATGATCTTAGGCATTAGGAATCCTTCTTTCTTACAGGTGAATTAGAAGAGGGTATTCGATAGTCTTCCTCTTTAGTAGCAAAGCGAGATTCCACTAACCGAAGGTTACCTTTCCTCGTTACCCTGAGGACTAATAGGGCTTCCTCAGCGATCTCTTCCTCCGATGTTTCATCAAAGATCAGTTTGCTTGCTCTTATTATGAATTGCACTCTTTTTCTCCTTCTTGTTTCTTTAGTGAAGCTAGTTCCTCGGCATAGATTTCTCTGGCCTCAGTCAGGGTAAGAGTGCCGGGCGAGGAGTCGAAGTCATCAGGACCGTAGTAACTTATTAGGTGGGCATATAGTTCTGCCTTCACCATCAGGTCCCTGCTCAGCGCGGCAGACTTAAGATTGATATAGGCTAAATCAAAACCAATGGCGATTTCAAGACCAGTGGCGATTTCCCTTAAGTCCTGCCACCAGAATTCTAATTCCGGCTCCGCCGCTATCTCGATCTTATAGACTAGTACCGAATTAAGATCTAGTTCAGAGTCCTCATCCTGCGAGAAGAGAATTATCTGATCCGGAGACCTAAAACCTAGTTCCTCGTCCTTATCCCCTTGATAGATAAGTCCACCTCCGTCTAATATATCCTTAGTATTACCAATAGTTCCGATAAATTTTGGCATCTTGTTTCCCGCCTTCGCGGGTCCTTTTCTGAGATTTATTACTAGCTATCCTTAGCGAAAGCCGATCTTTCTGAGAAACTTTCCCTTCCTGAAAGTCAAAATGATTTCGATTCCCAAATAGTAAATTGGAGCACCGATTAAATAGGGAGTCGGGCTATAGGCCGGAGCCGAGGTGGATCGCCCCTAGTCTAGTAGAGATGGGATGATTGATGGCCCCTTGTCTAGTAGAATAGAGATCTTCCGGCAAAAATTAAATTTTGTTAATGTTCTTGACATTTGTTTCCCCCTGTGCTATACTAGTATCATGACTAGACTAGTGATTGTTTTTGGCAGTAACCACCTATGGGCTATCGCCCCGACCTTGAAAGAGGCTGTCAGTAAAGCTGAGAGACCTAAACAGTGGATAGCCTACTCTATCCACCCTGATACTACGGTAGACGGAATGGGAATGATGACCTACCCAAAAGGACACGCACCTATTGAACTGGAGAGGAAAAAATAAGGTGGTGGGGGAGGTATCAGGTCTCCCCCAGCTTCTCCCCCCTCAGCCCGTTAGTCCTCACTCAGTAACACTAACAGGATGAAGACGATAAGCCAGAACATCATACCTCCCCCTCGCCCCGTGAGTCCTCGCCTTGCGAGTCTCCCTCGCCCTCAGGGCGGCTAACTTCCCAAGCATGTTCAAGTATCCGCTTGTCGAGGGTCTTTCGCATTGTATCAATAAGGATACCGTCAACCAAGGCCATCGCGTGACCCTTGGTTGCGAGTAGATAGGTCTTATCCTTAGAGTACTTGAACCTCGCTAGCGGAATGTCAGCCGGAAGTGACTTGACCTTATATCCGGCTGAGGTTAGATAAGTGAGACAGCCGCTTCCAGTGAGAGGTACTGCCGATATTCCAGCAATACCTCTTAGCGCGGCTTGAGTACATCTTACTGACGTGCTGACAATAAGCTCCGCTTCCGCTAGTGTCATAAGCGGCCACCGATAGTCCGCTCTAAGAGAGCCTTAAATCCCGTCAGGTCTTCCTGTAGACTCCAGTTGTTCCCTATCGTCTCCCCAAATATCTTGTGCTTCTCAGAAACAAGGTCGTGAAAGAATTCGTCAATTGTATCCTTCATCAGGACATACTCTACGTTAGTAGCGGCTGTCTTTATGGATTTATCCGGGTTATAAAAGCGAAACTCGAATTGTTCTTCATCAGCGGAAGACCATTGCCGCTCTAGGATCAGGACATTATTGACATAGTGAAAGTCCATCCCAACTCCTCCCGCGAGGGTGTTAATAACTAGGACTCTTTCGGCTGAGGTTTCAAAGGCTCTCATAACCCGGTCCTTATTTTCCGCGTTATCCTCGCCGCTCAGCCGGAGGGCTCCTCCTATCGGCTTAAGCTTGAATGTTAGGAGGTCTCTTACCGAATGGTGGTGAATCCCTATCGCGAGCCGCTGAGTGTCTGATTCGTCTAGCAGGTCACTAGCATAAGAGACCGCCCAATCCACCTTAGCGATTCCGCATATACGGCGCAAGGTCATTAACTCACCTATGTTGTCAAAGAACTTAAAGTTATTCCTAGCGGCATTCTCTTCTATCTTGTCGAGAGTGGCGTTATAGGCTTTCCTTAGGTTATCGTCAGCCATAGGAATAATCGTGTAGAGCCGATTCAGCGCCGGAAGGTCAGTGTAAACGTCTTCCTTCTCTCGCCTCAGGACAAACGGCGCTATGATGTTCTTAAAGGCATCCATCCTGTAAGGGTGAATCCTATTCCACTTCCCGCTCTCGGACTGAGTTAGGTAGTTTCTCCGGAAGCTCGCTAGCGAGGGAAACTTATCAGGGGCAATGATGTTTAGCGGCACAAAGTACTCCTCAGCCCTATTCTTAATAGCGGTACCAGTGAGCATGATAACTCCACACTTCCGCTTAGTCTCGATCTTCTCTAGGTGGCTCGTGTGATGGTTATAGGCGTTACACTGAGGACAATAGGCGGTCTTAGAGGCGACTCGCGCCCTCGCGGTCTCTTGAATCTTTACCTCCTCCGTCCAAGCATGAGCGCAGTTAGTACAGGTGAAGGGTATGCTCATGACTATTTCAGACTTCGATATCTCCTGAAGGAACTGAATCAGCGCCGTAGAACGCTGCGACTGAGCATTCTTAAAGGAATGAGCTTCATCAATAATCACTAGCTTAAAGCCGAAAGTTAGAAGCTTCTCTACTACACCCTTCTTAGAGAAGGTATCCATGCTCATAATGTAGGCTGAGAAAGCCGGAGGTATGAAACCTTTGCTTCCGATTATCGGATAGATACCAAGAGGGAGAGAGTCAGTCCATTCCTTATATTCCCTGATCCACTGCCAGAGGTTAGCTGACCTGACGAGTATTAAACAGGGAGTCCGTTCCGAGTAGGCATTCGCGAGGGCTAGGAGAGACTGAGGAGTCTTACCTAGTCTCATTTGGTCGCCTATCACGCAATTGAAGCCTGAGTCCAGAATGAACTTAATTCCGTCCTTCTGATAATCGCGAGCCACTTTGTCGCCGGATACCGAAGTGAACTTAAGCTCATCAAGCTTAGGGGCGACTGCTAGCGGCTCTACGAAACTATGGCCACACTTGTAAGTAGCGAGCCGCTCAGTCTCGGATACTTTTACCTCGGAGGTTAGTTCTAGAGTCCTTCCGCATATAGCGCAGAGAGTTGTTAGCTTAGCCATGAATCACCTCCCGCTAGTCTAGTTAGGGTGTATTCTAATTTTCTGTAGTGAAGGACTCCAGAGGCGAGAGTCCAGAAGGTATAGCGGCATCCTGCTACTAATAGGCATAGAGGGCCATTCGCCCGGTAGGCGAAAGAGTAGGCTGTAGAGAGTCCAGTGAAGGCGATCATATCTTAAACCCCTGAGTCTCTTCTACCTTAAGCTTCCATTCGGTGTATATCTTGTCAAAGGTCCTGATAGCGGCGAGGAACCTAGCAGGTGATGTTCGCCTGTCATCGTCGCATGTAGCGTGAAAGCTCATCGCGTGAAATGCCGAGAGCATTATTGTGTAGAGGTTCATAAGCCTAGAGCCTCCCCGTTCCATTACAGAACTTGCAATGCGGTCTAGGGGCGAACTGATCTCTAGCAGGCCCCTCCCAGAGTACCTTGAAAAAATTAGTCTTTCGTCCTGACTTTAGAGTCCGCTCATAAGAATGCTCTATGCTTACCATAGTGCAATGGTTTGGTCTCTGTCTCACTAGTTCCCAAATGTCAGCCGCTTTAACATCGTGAATTGTCCTGATACCGTCATAGGCGTCAGGGTCTTTTGCCTTATCCATGTAAGGCGGGTCTTCCCAATACGTTAGGTTTCTCATAGTGTTTTCCTTTAGGTGTTTAGACTTCCCTTCAGACCTTTAGCTTAATTCTCCCTTGCTTAATAAACTCCGCATCCACTATCTGCTTAGCGGCTGACTCCGAGACTCCGTTATTCATTAGAGCGCGGAGCGCCTTATCCCTATCCGAGAGGGCGACTCTCTCTCGCTTAGTCGGCTCCTCGCGTATCACTGCTACCTTAGCGAACTTCGCTTTCTCTCGCTCATCGAGAGCCGCTTTGATGTTCTTATAGTTCTTAGCGAGTATTAGACTCAGCCCCGCTGAAATTGCCTCGAACCTCGCGAGGACTAAGAAGAGGGAGTCCTGATTCATTTCAGCTAGCCACCTAGTCGCACCTAGCTGACATTCCGCATGGTAGCGATTAGTAGAGGGTGAGCAATCCATAAGCGGCTCTATCAAGAGTCTAGCTGCGTTCAGGATATCGTACTCTCTCAGGGAGATGGTTACCGTTCCCTCCCGCTGAATAGCAAACGCGGCACAGCGAGGGTGAATTAGCGGCTCTCCCTGACGAGAGTTAGACCACCGATACTCGGTCTCGGTTAGACCTAGGCCACAAGCTGAGCATAGAGCCTCAGCCGGATTATAGTCGCTTTCAATAGGTGTCATCTTCTATTAAACCTCCTAATCGGGGCACCGTGTAAATCTTACATACCCCAGTTTCGCCCTCTGTTCGCCTCACGCCTCAGTAGGTGAGTGGGCGGCTCTAGACAGTATAGCTACGATCCTGTATGGTGTCAAGGGCTTTAAGGGCTTTAGCCTCAAGTATTTCCGGCTTTTTCGCACAGCGGGTCTCTCCCCCTCCCTTTGCCGACGGGCACACCCTCGCTATGTAGAAATTACATAGTAACTTAAGTAGTTGATTCTAAAGCCTCTTTCCCCCATAGGGTCTCAGAGGAGACCGTATAGGGGGGGAGGGTTTATCTATTATATATATATTATTATATAACTAAGCACTTAACCCACTATGTAAATTTTACACACATAGCGAGGCCTCGCCGGTAAAAGACCCCTCCCTCTGGCAAGGCACTTTTTCCCGCTAACCTACTCATTCTAAAGCACTTAGGCGACTTTAAGCGTATATAAACGTAGTCCAACTGTCCGATAGTATCCAGTTTCGCGCTGTGCTATACTGTCCGATAATGGGAAAATACTTCTCTACTAGAGTAAGGGGGATTAAAATCCTAGGATATTTTTTCTATTAACTCGCCTTTTGGGCTTTTTGCGCCGCAAATTGGGCTTTTTGGAGTGGAGTTAGGCTGTTTCGAGTGGAGTTAGGCTCTCGCGGGGCGAAGTGAGGCTCAGCCGACCTGAAGTGAGCCGCTTTTGGAGTGAAGTTAGCCTCCGAGAGCCGCAACTAGCGCCTCCGCTTGCCGAAGTGGAGCGAAAATACTTTGAAGTTCCTCCAAAAAGGGCTTGCAAACGAGCCACGATAGGCTTATCATCATAGTGTAGTCAAATTCACTAGCGGCTGAGCCGCAACTAAGGATGACCTAGCATGGCAGAACAAACGATTCCAGTACCAGTACAGAAAAGCTTTTTCGATCTCGACAGTTTCGAGGACGTGACCCTCGTTAAGGAGGGAAGCTTCGAACCAGTCGCGGATACCGCTAGCGCGTTAGCGCGAGTCGGAAACGATGCCAGCAAGTTTCTCGCGCTCGTTAACGAAGGACTCAAGGCTGAGTATCAGCGTCAGTTCCGCGCTGATCCTTCCGGCTGGATGCTAAAAGATGAAGACGGTAACCTGACTCCGTTTACAGGGACTCCGGCTGATTCCGTAGCAGTTGGAGCGTTGGTCCTGAACCTCGCCAAAACGGTATACCGCTACTCTAAGGAAATGTCAGCATCGGATAAGGCGAAAGCGAAAGAGTCCGCTATGACCCTTATCAAGAATACCGCCGACATCCGCGAGGGATTGAAAAAGAACGGAGCGGCTCTCGCGTAACTTCTATTAAACCTCGTTGTCCTATTAAACCCCTGTTAGGTCATTCTAGGCTTGACAGGGGTTTTCTCATTTGATAAGATAGAGTCCTATGACAAACCCTAGAACGAAACAAACCTACTGCGAATGCTCCGATTATCAATGTCCCGTTCACGAGCATTTTGCCCATTGCTTTCAGGACGGCTCGCGAGTCCTTTATCGCATTGATATGATCGACAATACAGGGACTCTCTTTTGTCCCGATTGTGCTGATGACGCTATCCTTTGCGGTTTATTCACGACTAAGCCTCAGGGAAAGCGAGGATGGCGCTAAGGTCTCCTCCCCGCGCTAGTCTCTCAGTTTCGCTTTCCTAATAGCCTACTCATTCCGGAGCATATCCGAGTGAGTAGGCTTTTTGACGTTAGGGCTTGAGCATATCTCAGCCGCTCAGCCGCTCTCGATCTCTCAGCCGCTCCTAGCAGTCTCCTGGCAGTCTCTTCTAAGTCTCATCCTCAGCCGCTCAGCCGCTCTCTAGCAGGTCTCTAAGCTCAGCCGACAGCCGCTCAGTATAATACCCTAGTTTCGAGTAACTATTACACCTATCGACGTTCAATAGGAGACCTGGGATTCCTGAGGCTCTCAGCCGCTCAGGGAGACCGCTATTTTTTCAGCCAGTGACCTATGACGCGGGGGAGATCAGATCAGCCAAGAGCCTCTAATGATTTTGGCTATTAAAATGCGTGTCGCCAATACACTACCTATGGGTGTACAATAGGAGAGCCGATCTTAGTATCAGTTTCTCTAATACTAGCAGGCTCTCTCAGTATAAGCTAGACTGATATTATCTTTGCCTTTTGTTCGCTCTATTAGTATAAGGTTACCTAATACTAGACTCAGCCGACTGAGGCTCTAGTCTAGTAGAGTAGAAGCGTAGCTAGTCTAGTAGAGTAGTCTAGATTCCAATACCCAATCTCTAGTAGACTAAGGATGATTCAATCTACCCTACTCTACTAGACAATAGGTGATTCCTTCTACTCTACTCTACTAGAGATAGGATGATTTAATCATGTTTACTCCACCAGATTTAGGATGATTCCGAGCCGAAACCACCACCCTCCGGTGGAGTACTCCCCCAGGCGGGAGGGGTGGAGTCTGACAATTTTCAACCGACCCAACACGTAGTTGTACAGATGTATAAAAAAGGAGAAATATGAGCGAAAAATACACCGACGGAACCTATTATAAGGGCTTTGCTCTTCAAGTGGAGGTAACTGTACCTGAGCTTCCCTATCCTTATAGACCGGAGGACTCTGCCGCTGACAGGTTGGCTTATCAGGCGGAGAATCCGGGCGGGGAGCTGGAGATGATGCAGCTTATCTGTAATCAGGAGGCGATTGGTATGGGGAATAAGGAGGCGGAGAAGGTAATTAGGGAGTATAACAACTCGGTTTGTCAGTATTGGGATAACGGGGGAGAGAAGAATACTTATGGATATAAGCTGCCTCCGCCGCTAGGGGATATAGGGTACTGCTATAAGCCTGCTACTGTGGCTGGAGAAGGACTGGAGACAAAGGCCTGGGCTTTGGAGCCGGGGACGACTCTATACACGATTCCTAATCCCCTGCTTCCGCAAGCAAGTCCGGTAGTTAATCCGCCTGATGTGCATACGGGGAGGAGATAGGGAGGCTAATAGTTCAGTGATCTGGGGCCTGTTTTCCTGCCGCTTCGGGCCTGGGAGAAATAGTCTCTAAGTGACTGAAACCAAAGGCAAAAAAGGCTTGACAAACGCCTGCCGCTCGTGATACGGTAAGAGACACATCGAGTGGCTAAGTGGGGAGAGGTTTGAGGAAAGACGCGGTTCTCGGTTAGCTTTTCTCATTTCTCTCCCTTGTTTTATAAGAAGAGAAGATAATGACACCTAATACTCTCCACCCACTCGAATATGCCCTTTCTCGCTTAGAGAATTCTCCCCTCCTACTGCTCAGACAGCGCATGGCTGAAAGGGCAACTGCTGTTGCCAATCCTCACACCGGAAATCAAGAAAGTCCTGAAGTCAGTCGGCCTGAATCAAGACAAGCCTGAAGGCTCTAGTCTAGAGGATAGCCTCGATAGCGCAGGACTCAGCCTCGAAAGTACCCTCAATACAGTCTCGCATATAATGGATCATGGAGATACTGATACCATTAGGCTAAATGCTGCTAATACTGCCCTAAAGCTCAGGGGCCTTATGAAAGACGCTGGCGCTACTGTACCGAGTGTTACTATAGTAATCAGGGACAGCGGCGCTCCTCTAGTTAATCCTATTCTAATCCCTCGCGCTGCCGCTACTGCGGAGCAGGAGACTATACAATAAGTCCCCCGGCCCGCGAAGCGGGCGGCAGGCTTGCTTATTCAGGCAAGATTACTAATAAGATAAAAAGCCATGACTCTAAGACCAACCGACCCTAATTCGCCTTTCCTCCCTAATTCAGTAGCCCTAATAACTGATGCCGCCATGAGGGATCTAATGGTAGAGAAGCTTGCTCTTGAGAGGACTCTTGAGGCTCTGGGGACCTTGCCTCAGGCTCAGGAAGCTCAGAAGTCAGCTCCGAAGGAGACTCCTAAGGAGGAGAAATAATCATGCCGCTACAGATATTCTTTTGGGTACTGATGCTATTGTGGCTGGTCCTTGGCCTCTGGAGTGACTATGTTCCCGGACAGCCTTACCCGTTTAAGGTATGGGGCGGGAATCTATTGCTCTTTGTCCTCCTTCTGATCCTCGGATGGGGCGTATTCGGTGCGCCGGTTAAATAGGAGACGAAAGCATGAGCAAACTAACGGTATCTGACCTATCTAATGCCCTAAGCAGTGCAATAAGCGGGCGATCTGATGAAGTGGTGCCTTATATCCTCTATTATAGGACCAATATCACTCAAACCAGCTTCAAGGTATTTCTCTTCGACCTAGGCGGCTTAACTGCTGCCGCGGCTAGGGCTAAGGCTCACTGTAAGGTAATGGGCTATAGGTACGTATCAACAGCGGCCCTGATAAGTGATCTCGAAGCGGAAGAGTCTGCTCACACGGCAAGCCAGGGAGACGCCTTTGGAGCTAAGCGTGAGCCTGCTATTAGCCCTACACTATAGTGATGCGGAGAAAGGCGCTATTTTGGCCGCTATTGCTATCCTGCTCCTAGTTGTGGTCGGAGGCGCCCTGATCCTAATTCTCTGGAAGGGGAGCGGAAAGATTAGATGATCTCTTGTTGAGGTACTTGGTAGGGGTAAGGCCTCTAGGAACCTGAGGATGCACCCTGGTTCGACTAAGTACCTCACAAGAGTAGGCGAGAAGCGATGCCAACAGCAGTAGAGTGGTTCTTATTAGCCGTAGCGCTTCTTGCTGTAGGCTATGCAATACATAACGATAAGGACAGAGGAGACAAAAGAAAATGAGCAGAGTTCATGTAAGTGGTTGGCTAGAGGTTAGTGAGACTTCTACGGGAGTTGATCCTGACTACGGTATAGAGTCAGGCGAGCGGCCCGATAATAGCCTGCCAGGAGGTAGGCCGCCCCACGTAGGTAATAAGCCGCCCGGAAGGCCAGTGTTACCCCCGCACGTCGATAATAAGCCGCCCGTTGCTCCCGCACACCCCTGGCTTCCTGGCCGCTGGGAGATAGTAGATCCTGGCTGGGGAAAGCCTCCTCTGTTGGTATTCTTCCCCACTGATCCGGGATTCGGCATCGAGGAATCTCCAGTCGGGCCGGATAATTCCCTCCCCGGAGGCGTCTGGATTCCGTGTGATCCTGATTATGGAATTCCTATTCATGGCTGTGGGCCGAGTAAACCTAAGCCGCCGCTTTGGGGCTGGTTACCTAAGCCGCCTGACTTCGGGAAGCCGCCTGCTATTGACACCAAGCCGCCTGATGCCGGGACCAAGCCTCCAGAAGGCGCCGCGCCGAAGACGACTAATTACTAGCTAATAGCTCCTGGTAGGGAGTTCTCAGGGATCAAGACTCGTCTCCTGTGCCCTGATTCTCCCTATTGGGGGCTGATTACTCTTTGCGAAGCAAAATGCCCTGGACTCCCAAGCAGGTAAGATATCTTCTCTCTAACGGCAGTCCTCTCTCTGCTGAGAAGAAGCAGAAAATGAAGGGCGAATTACATGCTGACCCAGCAATGGGACATATGCACAAGGGATTTGTTAAGACTTTAGCATCCAAATTCAAGAATAGGAGTAAGAAATGAGCGATAAATGCCCGAAATGTGGAGCTATTAACTGTAAGGATCATAGCACTATCAACCTAGCGGTTAAGAAGATGGCTCCTGTTTCTAAGAAGAAAGGGAAGTAGTCCGATTAAACGTGATCAAATAATGGAGTTCGAGGTTCAATTTAGAAATCCGGGGCAGAAAGAATTCTACTACGCCACTCCTCGCAATCAAGTATTTTCCGGAGCCTTCAATAACGGCAAGACCTTTGCCGGCTGTCTGAAGGCAATTACTCTCCTCCTTACCTTCCCGCGGTACCGCATGATAATAGCCCGCCAGCGGTATACCGATCTCAAGAAAACTACGATGCAGACCTTCTTTAAGCTCCTGCCGCCTGGCCTGGTGGAGAGCCACAATGAGCAAGAAGGAATCACTAAACTTAAGAACGGCTCTACTGTTTACTGGCTCCATCTCGATGCCTCTGATGAGCACTCGCTACGCGGGATTGAACCTAACTCGATCCTAGTAGATCAGGCGGAAGAGATAGATGAGAAGGTCTATGACGTGCTCGATAGCCGCTTAGGCAGGTGGGACGGCTACTCGATACCTGATAGCCTGCTTAATAGTTTACCAAACTGGCCCACCACCCCTTACGGGCTTAAATTAGCCCCCTCGTATCACATGCTTCTCTGTAATCCTGACACTGAATTCCACTTTATCTATAGGAAGTATCACCCGGACTCTCTTGAGAGGAATTCTAATTACTTCTATACCGAAGGAGCCTGGGATAGCTCGCTTGGATCTTATGAATCCTATACCGAGGCCCTTAAGAGGGATCCTGAATGGGTCTCTAAGTACGTAAAGGGGCAGTGGGGACGCTCTAAGGCTCAGATACACACACTGGATAAGATGAGTATTCTAGAGCCTACTGAGGAGTTGCTTGCGCGTATTAAATCTAGGGGGAACCTATTCCGCTCGCTAGACCACGGAGAGGCCGCGCCGACCTGTGTACTATGGTTTGCCGCTTTGGACGGTGTTTATATCTGTTACCGGGAATACTATTCTCCTGGCAAGGTAATTAGCTATCATAGGCAAGCGATTGCTGACCTAAGCGGCACCGAGGAATATTCAGGGAATTATGCTGATCCCCAGATCTTCAAGAAGACTAGTCAAAAGGACGGCGGATTCTGGCGGACTTATGATGAGTACATAACTAAGGATATAGACGCCCCTCCTCTGACTCTCTTAGCGGCAGATAATAATGAGTATGCGACAAGGAACAGGATCAATGAGCTACTGCTGGTGTCAAGCAAGTACAGACACCCGCTGGCTAACCTGCCAGTTGTACTCGGAGAAAGTAAGTATCGCGAAGCGGCACCGGGGCTTTACTTTATTAAAGAATCACCGGCTTATCCCCACGGCTGCAAACAAGCTATTATTCAGCTTCAGGCTCAGAGGAGAAAAGAGCTGGGAACCATAGAGGGCAAGACTATTTACTCTGATGACCGCGATCCCTCCGTCCCAGATCATGCTTATGATCCCACTAGGTATTTCGTCGCAATGCACGGAAGTCAGCCTAATAATAGCCGTAAGCGTCCGGCTAGGAACAGCTTTGCTTATTATAATGCTCTGCTACGTTATAAGCAACAGCAGCAATTAGTTGCAGGATCAGCGGGCGGTTAATCGCTCAGGGGATTGACCTCTCCTCTAGATTATCCGGACTATTGTCCGGAGGGTGTTCGCCATCACCGCCGCCGCGCTGAAGGATTTGCTGAAGGAAGTGCTTGTTTAATTGCTTAAGTAAGTAAGGAAATATGGACAGTCCTCAAGAGAGCGTATACAATCCCTGGAAGACTAAGGTCACCAACTCCAATAAGTTCTTTGGTGAGTGGCATACTAAATTCCGCTGCGATATTCTTGAGGAGTACTATGAAGGCTTTCAATGGAAGGGGAAGAAGGATTTCCAGACGGTTAACTATAATCCGTATACTATTAACCTGTTTTACTCTACGATTAAGATTAAGCTTGCTAGCCTTCTCTTCCAGAGGCCGAGTTACCTAGTTACGCCGCGTCCGGGGAATAGTAACTGGGACCTTGACTTTGCGGTTAGGAGTGCTGAGATTAAGCAGGATACTCTTAACACCATTATCCAGAATCCCAGGGTTAACTTCACTCAGCAGCTTAAGTTGGCCGCGCTGGACTCCTTCTTCAGGTTTGCTATATTAGAAGTAGGCTATGCCGCTGACTGGAGGAATCCGCTTAAGGAGGAGCCTCTACTCTCTAATCATGATGAGGCGATAGGGGATACTCCTTCGGAGAAGATTAAGGTCATAGAAGACAACGAACTGCCGCTAAATGAGAGGTTCTATTTCAAGCGGGTTAATCCGAAGCGATTCCGGACCTCCGTCTCTGACGGCTCTGAGCTAAGCGAGCTAGACTGGTGCGGCTACTATGACTATTATTACACTGAGACTCTCCGCCACACCAAGGGAATCAAGTTCCCCAAGGACTATGAATCTCAGACACTGAGCCTCGACTATAGCGGCGGAGTTCTGAGCGATCCAGGCACTAGGGCTAATAATCCTGAGTTCATCAGGCTCCTCACTACAGGCAAGATTAGCAAGGTCTGGAGAATCTGGGACGAGATAGCTCATAAGCAAATGCTCCTCCTTGACGGAAACTTCGAGGAAATCTGGACCGAGGACTTCGAGCGGCTACCCTTTCTGGATCTTAGATGGGACCTTAGGACAGAAGGCTGGTATCCTATTCCGCCTGCCTTTCAGTGGATATCCTCTCAGGATGAAATCAATGAGGCTAGGGAGCAGACTCGCTCTTTCCGGAGGCGGTTCACCAGGAAGTTCCAGGCGGTCGAGAATACTATTGATGAACTAGAGAAAGAGAAGTTCGCTAGCGGTCCTGATGGAGTTATTATCACGGTCAAGCAGGCTGACGCGATTACTCCTATCCAGAATCCGGAGCAAGGCAGGACGGCAGAAGAGGCTCTGGTTATTGCTAAGGAGGACTTTAATATCATCTCTGGGACATCGGCTGAAGCACGCGGACAGTCGGCTGATAGGGAGACCGCGACAGCCGCTAAGATAATCGACGCGAGATCGCAGATAAGAGAGTCCGCTGAGCAACTAGACTTCTCCAACTTTATATGTGACATAGGCCGTGAGACCTTGGCTCAAGCGGCAGAAAAGCTAACCGATGGTCTCTGGGTTAAGTATAGCACTAATCCTGGTGAGCAAGTCCTGACTGAAGTACAGGTCAATCAGCCCTATTACAAGTGGATCAGAGCGCAAGACCTGGCCGACGGCTATGATTGTGACGTGGATATTGATGTAATGAACGCAACTCCTGCCGCTCAGGACAAGGCTAAGCAGAGTTATCTGACGTTCCTGAGTATCTGTAAGAACTTCCCTGAAACAACTATGTCCCCGGCGATGATAAGGGAAAACGCCTATAGGTGTGGCTACCGGAATGAGAAGATAATAGGCCAGATGCAGCAAGTAGCTATTGCCGCTCTGACTGCTAAGGCTCAACAGATGAATCAAGGGGCACTTCCACCGGGCCAAGGTGCTCAGCCTAATAATAATCCGCAGGATCAGGGAGCCGGCGGCGGCTTTAATGTAGCGAAGGCTCAAGTAGCTCAACAGGCTACTCCTGATGACGCCCAGATGGATCAACAACTGAATCAGCAGGTACAATAAGATGGAAAACCTATCGAAAATCGAGCCTGTTAGAATCCCTAAGCCCTATAAGCTCAAGCGGCTCGCTATACGGAGTATGCTCCACGGTAAGCTTAAGGCGTTAATGGCAAGTGGGCATTTTAAGGGAGTGAAGTCAGGCGAGCCTAAGGGCTGGGCACTTAAGAAATAAGCGAAGCGAGAAGCGAAGCGAGAAGCGAAGCGAGGTCACTATTATGCCAGAAGAGACACTAGGAAGTGCAATAGAAGACGCAGTTAAGAATACTCCTGCTCCTGCTCCTGCGGAGGAGATTTCTGCTCCTGCTGAGGAAAAGGCTCCTGAGGCTAAAGAGCCAGAGCCTGATACTAGCCTCGGTCTAAGTGAAGTCGAGCAGGTCCAGGCTAAGCAGTTGTTTGCCGCTCTGAAGGATCCGGGACAGGCTCCTGCTATTCTGAAGTACCTAGCAGAGCAAGCCGGATACATTAGAGATAACAAGGCAGCGGCAGTCGTCAAGGATGATATTATGAGCGTCCTTGAGGAGAACCTAGGCCCTGAGTTCGAGATCATCTCCAAACGCCTCGGTCCCGCTCTTGATAAGATCATCTCTAAGAAAGTAGCCGAGAGTCAGGCTGATATCCGCTCCACTATTAAGGAGAGTGAGGAAGCAAAACTAGCCGCTGATGCTGGCACGGTGATGAGTAGCCTAGCTAAGCGATACTTCGATGCGGACGCTATTCCTGATAAAGTTCAGTCCGCTATGCAGAAACAAATGGAGAAAATGAATCCCACCGAAGGTATGTCAGTTGAGGACTATATCACTGATGTTTTCTCGGTCGTGGCCTTTAAGGAAGGGATTACTCCTAAGACTATCGACAAATCCGCTCGTATTGAGCGTAATCGCACTGATGCGCCGTCAAGGCTCGCATCCGCACGGGCTGCCGCTCCTAAAGAGGGAGATGTAGTTCAAAACGAGAAAATGTCTCTCCGAGACTCTATTGAGAAAGCAGTAGAGGCTCTTGGAAAGACCAACTGAGCCTTAAGGCTCCGGAGCAAATAATTGGCAATCACATTCGGCTCTACGTCCGCTCCGTCGAATATTACTACTTATCTGGATTCGGTCTTCGCGCAATCACTGGCGAATTATCGAAAGCAGTTAATAGACAATATCGGCGCAACGAACGCCCTGCTTTATGAGATTCTCGCCTCCGATTCTTACGAAGAAGCCGACGGCGGCACGTACTTTGGTGAAGACCTAATGTACGGGCTGGCAGACGCGGACTCCTACGACGGATACGACGAACTCTCCACACTTCCCACTGACGGTATTACTCAGGCTATTTATGAGTGGCGTCAGATGGCATCTCCTATCGTGTATAACATGAAGGAGGTAATTCAGAATCAGCACCGGATTATTGATCTGGTTAAGTCTCGAATATCGCAGAGCGAGCTAGGAATCCAGGAAGGTTGGGCTAAGGCCTTCTATTGGGGCGCTCAGCCTAGCGGTGGCCTGATTACGAGTCCCAGAGTTAGCGGCGTTAACGGCTCATTGGGTATCAATCCCCTGCCGCTGCTTGTTTCCTATAACACGAACCTCACAGTAGGGAACATCCCCGAAGGTACTAACGCTTGGTGGAAGAATAAGTGGGCTACTTCTGCCGCTACCACCAACAGTGGATTCCTCTATGAGCTGGAGAACATGTACAATCTCTGCGCTCTGGGGACCGGCGGCCAGCCTAATCTGATGCTCATGGATCAGGTAACTTACCAGAACTTCATCCATGCGTACTTCTCTGTCTATAAGGCATCGCCAGATGCCATTGACGGTCACTATCCGTTCGTAGGCAAGAAATTCCTCAACGCCAAGGTCGTAATGGATGACAAGGTGCCCGACGTATTCAACGGCCTTCCCGGTGTCCAAAGCGGCGGCGTAGTAGATCCGACTACGATGCAGTACGGCTCCTGCTATTTCCTCAACACGAAGTTCTTCAAGGTCCGGTATCATAAGGACCGGAATTGGGAACTTCTGAAGGATGAGAACGGCAAGTCCTTCGTCAAGCCTATTAACGGCGATTCTCGTGTCGGTCATGTCGGCTGGATGGGCCAGACTACTATTAACAACAGGCGGAAACAGGGCGTCTTGGCTAAGATTGCCAGGACTCTTACTTAAGGAGAGGAGGCTTAGGAGATAACCATGAGACTAAAACTTGCAGGTAACAAAGCCGACTCTGAGATGCACGTAGCTCGTAATGATGACACAGTTACTATTCTACGTGGACAGCCCGTTTGTCTTCAGCTTACGGGCGTGGCTGATGCTAATGACGGACTGGATGTAGTTCTTCCATCCACGGCGTCAGCCGGCGCTTTTGGCTATGCTTACGGCGTAGCTACTAAGAATATGGCTCCTGGTGAGTACGGAGACGTAATCGCATACGGGCTTGCTCGTTTCGCCCTTGTTGAAGTGCTTACCAGGAGCGCAACAAGTGCTAATTGGCCCGCTATTGCAAGTAGTGCCGCTGGCGGTGTACTTCAGCTCGATACCGTTAATAACATGTTTCAATTAGCGGCAGCGGCGGCCCCGGCGAGCAATTACATTCCGTTTGCTATTCTGGTCGATTCGGTGGCCGCTCAAGCTACTCAGGCGAGCGTAACTTCCGGACCTGGTAGCACTCAGACTCTATCCTCGGTGGGAGCTAGGGTATTCGTAAGGATGCTCTAGGCTAATAGGTTACTCTAAGTCTGAGGGGGCTTAGAGATTTGGGCCGCTCGGATTCCTGCCATGTGGTTCGGGCGGCTCTTTTTGAAAGGAATTCTTGAAAGAGTATTTTGTAGAGAAGAAGGTTAAGAGGACTAAAATAGCCATAGGCATAAACTCGCTCGTAACGACTACTCATCCTGCCTACTCTAATCATATCCAGTTCTTCTATCGCTTAGGTCGCTCGTATCCTGACGTTGACGTGATGCTAGTTAATCCGCCCAGGATGAGCATAGATCGGATGCGTAATATGGCCTCTGAACTAGCCATGCGTGAGGAGTGCGATTACCTCCTCTTTATTGATGACGATGTGCTTCTCCCTGTCGATGGCCTAAAGAAGCTCATAGCTCTTGATGCAGACATAGCGGCAGGCGATGTGATAATAAGGGGCTATCCCTTCGATCACATGCTATTTCGATATACGGATAAAGCTAAGAAGTCCCTGAAGCCGCTAAAGACTCTCCCTAAGCCGCTCGGCCCGATTCCTGTAGATGCGGTAGGCTTTTCCTTCTGTTTAATCAAGGTGAGCCTGCTCAAGCGCGTAGGTATTCCTCATTTCATCACTGGGCCGACTAATACCGAGGACATTTACTTCTGCCTCAAGGCTAAGATTCAAGTTCCGGATGCCGTTATCAAAGCGGATACAACGGTCACGTGCGGGCACATTCTCTGGAATGAAGTGATCGACAGTACTAATAAGAAGAACTATAAGGCCTACATGGAGCGGCAGTTTCCTGAGCTGCTTGATAAGCCTAATGAGGCAGGAGACAGGGGCACTACTTATGCAAAAAAAGTCCAAGAAACAGTCGCCAGAAGCGAAGCCGCTAGTATTGAATCTGGGCTGCGGGTCTAGTAAGATCGAGGGAGCGGTTAACATCGACAGCGAGATTTCCTGTCACCCTGACCTAGTTCATGACTTTACTAAGAAAGCCCTGCCCTTTGAGAACGGAACCATTAAGCAGGTCTTTTTCTTCCATACTATTGAGCACATAAGCAAGCGCCTGCACAGAAGCATCCTCGGAGAGATTCATCGAGTACTAGAGATGGACGGCATCTTCTATATTAGCTATCCTGAGTTCATCAAGTGCGTAGAGAACTGGAAGACTAATAAGGGAGGGCTTAAGACTTTCTGGGAAGCAACCATCTATGGACGACAACTGTATCCTTCTGACTATCACGTTGCCCTTATGGACAGTCTTGAGCTTGAAGGCCTCTTGCGCGAAGTGGGCTTCAAAAACATTAAGTCCATGCCCGAAGAGGGAGAAGAGTTTAATACGATAACCGCCTGTAGGAAGGGCGAGGCTTATATCCCCTATGAGGCACTCGTTGCCGCTGAGATGAAAGGGCTAGTCCTGAAGAAATGACACGCGGCGAGATAGTAGCGACCATACAGAGGAACCTGGCCGACGCGGCTATAACCTACTATGCTCTGGGCGATATTAACGATTCGATCCAGGATGCTTATAACGAGATCGTATCCAAGACTCAGTGCCTAGTTAAGACAGTAGTCCTCCCCTGGCAGGATGATCTGGTTTACTATGATTTTGAGCATAACGGTGTTCCAGACTACATGGGAACTATCGCTATATTCAACATTGCTACTAATCAATGGTTGCGTGATGACGTGTCACTACGTGACTTCGACCGCTTGCGGAGGGACTGGGAAATATGGAACGGAATGCCGCAATTCTGGGCCAGTCATGCAAGACAGTATATAGCGGTGGCTCCTCACTTGCTGATAGGGACAGGACAGTCGTTTAAACTCTTTTATTGGGCCAAGGCTCCTATCCTGATAAGTGACCTGGATTCTCCGCTCATAGCGAGCGATGTTCAGAATATGTTCTGGGATTATTGTACCGCAGACCTGCTGGAATCAGCAGAGGAACCAGGCAAGGCGGCTCCCTTCTGGCAGTCCTATTATGCTAATCGCGAGGACTATAAGACTCGGTGTCGCCGCCTCTGTAATGCTGACCTGCTTATGAGGATCTGACCTTGCCCTTATTCGATACTACTGTCCTCCAGAGGTATTACTTCCAGGCGGAGAATGAACTCTCTACTGAGCATCCGTTTCTCATAGACAGGCTCTCCTTGCCTATAGTAGCAGGTACTAATATCTATACTCTGCCTGATTATGTCTGCTCGATTAAGAGAATCACTTACCTAAGTCAGAAACTCGATCCCCTGCCGCAAAGGAATTTCCGCGAGGTCTTCCAAAGCGCAGGCCAAAAAGGCAAGCCTTTCTGGTACGTGTATAATAACGTAGGTCTGAACCAGATCCAGCTATTTCCGAATCCTCCTGATAACCTGCCTGTGGTGACAGGTAGCTTGTTCCTCGGCCAGAATATCCTTAAGGGTTGTATAGTGGAGTTCTATAGGGCTACTGACAATAACTTGTTCAGGGTGCCTGAATATGCCCGGCGGCAGCTTCTTAAGCAGTTTGCCGCTAAGCTCCTCTTCAATATTGAAGGTCCTGGTCAGAACATGAAGTTATCCGCTTACTTCGGCAAGAAGTGGGAAGCGATGAGTGCTGATTTCTATAATCACCTGGACGAGCTTTACAGCAGGCCGCGCAAGCTGATCGTTAATGAGATCGTGAGCAGCAATTACTATCCTGCCGCGCCGGTCCTGCCTATCGGCCAATTTGGTATCAGCGTAGACGAAGGTTACTAATAGGAGCGAAGAGTGCCCAATCCAAATACTCCAGTTTTCCCCGGTAGAACGGCCACTGACAATGATCTCTTCGTTGCCGCTAATGGTGCCGTTACGACTCTAGTCTCTCCTATAGGTGCGGGCGACAGCACTATAGTAGTCCTCTCCACGACGGGATTCCTAGTCCCTTGTATCATTGCCATTGATAGTGAGTACATAGCGGTACTCGGAATGACCGCTAATACCTTTACCGTAGCCCCTAGTGGACGCGGATTCGACGGAAGTAGCGCGGCAGCACACCTGGCCGGAGCATTGGTCTCTAACTTCATTAACAGGTATTATCACAATCAAATGGCCGCTGAGATCAAATCTCTAGAGGCCAATGTCTCTCAATTCCGAACCACTCTTTACTCGGATGTCTATAATTTCCCCTCCCAGAGCTTCACCGGAGGTCTTACCGCCGGCGTTGGTGCAAGTGTAATGCTTTCTCCTGTGCCTTATGGGGTTAATGGAGGCGACGCTTATCATTACTTGTATATCAACGACGGTGCTAACTCAGAGGCTGTTCTTATTACTGGCGGTACAGCGGTAAGTGGAGCGGCCTCTGGGACAGTTCAGTTTACGCCTGCTATTAACCATCCGGGCGCTTGGAGCTTAAGCTCGGCTAGCTCAGGGATTTTCGAGGCGATGAATACCTTGCCTGCCAATGGCGGAACAGTTAATATTCCTCCGGGCACCTGGAACCTCTATCAGACTCTCTATATCGGCAATGGAGTAGGCTTTACTACCTCGACTAAGCAGAATATTACGATCAATGGCTCCGGCTCCGGTAGGAATGCCTTTAGTCCTGCCGCTACTGACCTCCTCTGGTTAGGGCCTAATGGCGGAACCGTGGTGAGGTATAATGGCCCTACTTTCAGCGGCGGCTTCGGGAATCTTAGGGTTAACGGCAACGCTAAAGCTGGAATTCTCTTTGATATCTATGCCGTATCCTTCGCAAATTTCCCTCTCCTGTCCCTAGTAGCCGGTGCTCCTGGTAGCATAGGATTGCGTATAGATGCCGGAGCAAGTTTCAATGCCGCTACTGAGAATAACCTCTTCATGAATCTATTCATAGATCAGGCTCAGAGTGGAGCGAATGGAATCCAGATCGGGCCAACGAACCTGAACTTCAATAGTGGGAACTTCCTCAATGTCTTTATCAATCCGTATATACTCTATGCCAATGATACAGCAGCGTCCTACGGTCTATACCTGGGCTGGGCCGATAATAACTTGTTCCTCCTCGGCCAGATTCAGCCTAACCTAGTCCCCGGTACAGGTACCGCTATTAAGTATGTCAGGCAGCCAGCAGGGGCCGCTCTCTATGATTTCCTGCCCTCGGAGAATAGGTTTATCTGTACTCCTGTTGGTAACGGATCTTCTATCGGGATAAGCGGCGATGCCGGTAGAGGAATAGGAAGTCAGTACTGGCCCTATCAGATAGGCGACTCTTCCGGCCTGCCTAATAACAAGGGGCACCGCGGCTGGCTTGCTAATGGTGATTTCTTCGACTGTGGAGCCGTTATTCCTCGGTTTAGCTTCCAGGGGGCCTTAACTATTAGGAACCAGACTTCCTCGCCGCTCCTGAGGCTTGCGGGATTCTTCTCCCTCGGAAGTGGATCTATTGCTTCTATAGGTAATGCGGTTACTGGAGTAGGGACTACCTTTCTATCTCAGGCCGCCGTAGGCAAGCTAATCCTAGCTAACGGCAATGAGCTAAGGACTATCGTAGGAATTACCGATAACACTCACCTGACCATTGAAAGCGGCTTCAATGAGGATATGCCAGCAGGGAGCGGTTATTTCTTCTCTGCCTCTGCTAACGCGAGTATCTATGCCGACAGTGATCTTAACATAGCGGTCCAGAATGCGGTAGGTATTAACTTCAGGACTAATGCCGCTACAGGAGGCCTTCCTGCTGCTAGGATAGATCAGAACTCCAACTTGAGTGCTCAGGGAAGAATAACCGGAAGTACTGTAATGACCACAGCGGCAACTGTAGGAGCGATGGCGATTCCTGCCGCTTCCCTAATTAACGGACTATGGCTCAGGACTGCCGGTGGAGCACAGACTGATACGACCGATACAGCGGCTAACATCATAGCGGCCTTGCCTAATCCTCAGGTCGGAATGACCTTTGACTTCACGGTCTGGAATGCGAGCGGCGGAGTTAATACTCTAGGCCTCGGAGCCGGAGTCACCCTGGCCGCGGGTATCACCTCAGTCCTGACTACTAACGGTGGATTCTCGCATAAATTCGTCTTTCGAGTCTCTAACATAGGTAGTCCTGCTGTAGTTGTCCTGTCTAGAGGTCAAGTAGCCTTCTAATATGGCGATTATCCCTAACACTTGGGGCGGTACTCTCTGGGGCAAGACTCTATGGGGAGGACCTAGGAGTCTATTCCCCTACTACGATGATGAGCTATACCTACGTAATTTCCTCAACGATGAGCTAGCAGTAGGAGCCGCTTATACTCAGAACTCCTTTAATGCTAGTATAGGAGCACCTACTAATATAATAGTGCTTCCGGCTAACGTAACTCCTTATGTCCCTACTGTTGTCTATGTTAACGGGGCGGTCTTAGCGAGTACTTTCTATACAGTAAGCAGGCGCGTTGTTACGTTTACGATTACTCTTAAGGCAGGAAGTCAAGTC